CTGCTCTACAAGGGATGTCGTTGGGACAACTACGAGAATATTTTGTTCTTTCTCAACGTAATATCTCACAATTGAATATATCATCAACGACTTTCCAGAAGCAGTTGGAGATATCAACAACTTTCTATTATGTCTTAATGCGTCGTATACTCCCTCAACTTGGTAATCACGGGGAGCATACTTACAAATAGAATTCATATAATCTTTGACACCTTCCTTTGAGATGTTTTCATTCACCTCAAAAGGAAGACCATAATACTTATTGTCACGAAACTCATAAGTGTATTCATGTTGCTCGCAGAATCTTATGAGTTTGTCTAATAAACCAATGTATATTTCTTTCGTGTTTACATTAAAGAGGTAGATAAGTCCATTCCAATACTTATTTCGGTAAGCAGGAGCAAACTTAGCATTAGGGACTTCAAATTGAAATGCGTCTCTTAACTCATAATAAACATGAGGGTCTGCTTCAACTTGAAGATATACCTCATTCTTTTTTGTGATAATCAAATGTGACATTCATAACATATCAGTTATGAATATTTATTTCTATTAATTAAACCCTGCCTGGAAACGATGCCATTCCAGAGCATTCTTGATTTGAAATGTCCTATTGGAAATACAACGAATAATCTCTTCAAGAAACTTAAGCATAATATCATAATAACGAATCTTGAGGTCAATTTTATTCAACCTCTCATCGGCGTCTAGATGCCTCTGTAACGCCTCTTTGTCTCTAACCTTATATGGGAAAGGTTCTTCTTCATAGACCTCTACTGGTGCCTTTCCTGTGTAGTAGTTGTATCTTTCAAGTCTTACCTTACTATAAGTTTCTCTTGCCTTTTCTCTAAGTAAGGTGATTGTATTGTAGATTGTATAATACTTTGCGTGAAGTTGTGGAATTTTTAAAGATTCATCGTGTAGGTTATCAGGGTCAATGACAGCATCTCTCTGCCACATCTCCTGGATTTCATCAAGATTCATAGACCTGTGGTAATATCATAGATAGTATACTTGAAAGATACCTCTGCTGTAAAGTATTGGATATCGGTCTGTGTGGAGTCAAACTCCAAAGAAGTTAAAGAAACTGGAAACAAATCTTTGAATTTTACAATAGCATTTGTATTAAAGTTACTATCTAAAATGTAAAGACTTCCATCACTAAATGCTCTCTTAGGATCTAATGGTTGAGTTAAATCGTCTCGATTAGTAAGCAAATCTATATAATCTTGTGCGCTTTCTGGAAATCCAAGACCAGTTAACCAATTATGAATTGCCATATAGTTGACAAGATCCTCATCAACTAAAAACTTTAGATATAAATCTGCATACGTTAATTTATCTCCAGGTACATCAATATCTTTCAAATAAGTATTTTGAGTCTCAGTTTGTAGTGATATTTCTGGAATTTTACTACTAGTACAAAAGAAAGAAACTTTTGGTTCTTTTGCTAGAGTAAATTTAAATCCAACTGGAGAAAGATAATTTCTATTTTGTAATTGATTACTAAATGCTGATGCCATTATTGTATAGGTGATGAAATTGTATTGCGAATCAATCTTCCAACAAATCCACGAGCGTAATCTCCTCTTTCTTTTTGTTGAGGTTTAGTGGACGTTTGAGGTTTCATTGCAGGAGGTCCAGATGCGTATCGTTGACCTGGAGGAATAACTGTCGATTTAAGATTTTTTTGAATCTTTGGGTCGCTTAACTTATTTACAAGATCTGGATGAAATGCTTGTTCACAAAAAGTCTTAAAGGATTTCATTTTTTATTTTTATTTAGATAAAAAAAAGACCTCCCGTGAAGGAGGTCTTGAGGATATGTGTGAATGACTCACATAAGGTTAGCCACTTTAACTCTTCTGTAGTAGACGTTAGAGTTGGTAGCAATGTTGTCTGGAGCGGTTGGGAGAGTAGCACCCTTCGCAAATGGATTCGCAACAATTCCATAACGAGTCTTGAATCCAATTTTTGGTTGGAAGGTTTGCTCACCAACTGCACGAACCATCTGAAGAGGAACGTATGGGCAGTAGAAGAGACCAGCATCATAAGGAGATGCACCCTTATAACCGACAACGTAGAACTGGTTAGCAGCAACGTTTGCCGAATATGGGTCGATGTAGACTCTGTACTTACCTTGGAGAACACCCGCGAAGGTGTTACCAGTGTCATCAACGTTGAGGTTAGCGTTGAGTGCAGGGGTGTAATCAAGAACACCTGCCATGGTGAGTGCCGAAGCAACGTCAGCAGAGCAGAGGATCATGTTACCCTTTCCTCTACGAGTTTGCTGTGCGATAGCGTTAGCATCGCGCTCGATTTGGAAGATAAGACCCTTGAACTTCTCAACCGACCAACGACCGTTGGAGTCAACATCAAGGTCAAAAGTACCAGCGGTAGCGGTGTTAACCTGAGCACCAGGAACAGCAACCTTATAAACGGTACGGATGATTTCTCTGTTGATTTCAGCAAGAATCTCAGTGCTGAGGATGTTAGCAAGCTCAGCCTCTGCATTCAGACCATGAATTGCCTTCAGGTCTTGTGCGAGTTCAAGTGAGTATTCTGCCTTCAGAGCGCGTGACTTAGCAGTAACGGTTAGCTTCTCAATCGAGAATGCCATCTCGTTAAAGTAGTTGGTGTTGCCGTCGCCAAGTGCTTCAGCATTACCAGTGGTCATACCCTCACCAACGTTGTACTGGTCAGCACCAGGGGCAGCGTTAGCAGTTTGGTTGGTTGTAGAAAGAATCGATGGGTTAGTACCACCTTGAGCAGTAGTACCAAGACCAACAGTTCCGTCAGTGAAACCTGCGGTGAGGTTACGGGTGTTGTTTTGACCAGAGAATGCGGAATCTACTTCATTGTAGAATGTCTCAGCACCACTCTGATTCTGATAGCGCGAACGCATTGCGAAGATGAGTCCGGTAGGACCGTTCATTGGTTGAACGCCACACAGATCATAAGCAATCAGGTTAGGCATCGAGCGTCTGATCAGTGAGATCAGAACGGGGTCGAAACCAGCAACAGGAGAACCTGTTGAACCAGCTGCACTACCACTAAAACCACCAGTACCGGCAGAGTTAGTTGGGGAAGCTTCGCTAAGGAAAGAACGCTCTTCACGGAGTTCTCTCTCTTGGTTTTCTAGCAGGATAGCAGTTACCGCTCTACGATGTGAATCTTTGATTTGATCCATTCCTTGATAGTCAAGGATCGGTGACCACTTCTCCTGCAGATATTCGGTGTTGTACATCTGCATTTGATTTTTACCTCTTTAAAAAGTTTTGTTTGATTTATAATCTAAAAATCACTTGTTAGCGACTCTACTGAGAGTCTGAAGATATGCTTCCATAATTGGGGAAACTGAAGATTGTTCATATTCTCCATAAGAAACTTCTTCTGATAAATTCTCAGTTACATCTCTTTGAGCACTAGTATTTGTTGGGAAATATGATTCCCTCAGAGTTACCAGTTTCTCACGATAGTTTTCTTCACTATCAAACTCAACATTTTCTGCAAGAGAAGCGAGTTTGTCCTTCTGAGAAAGTGCAAGACCCTCAGTGACATCTGCAAAAATTACATCAGCAACTGACTCTGCTAATCTACTATTAAGAGCAATATTTCTTTCTATTTGCTCGTTGAGTTTTTCTTCCATTTCATCAAGTTTATCTACCATACTCTCGATTACATCATATCTATCTTCAGGGATTGAAACATAATGATCTTCAAAAAGACTTCTCATTCCTTCAAGGAATGATTCGGTCATTTCAGTCTTGAGACCGTGCTCAATGGCAAGTGCATTCTCTTGAATCCACTCGTCAGCAACATACTCAAGATAAGCGTCTACACGCTCAGTTAGTTCTTCTTTGATAAACTGAACCTCTTCAATGAGTGCATTTTCATAAGTTTCTTGAAGTTCTTCTTTGATTTCAGAAACTTTTGAACGAATAGCAGCTTCAAAAATAGTGCGTGCTTTTTCTTGGAACTCTTCAGAAAGTTCTTCGCCTTCAAGGAGAGCATTGACATCTTCTTCAATGTCGAATTCTTCTTCAACTTCCTCTTCTTCTACTTCTTCTACTACTTCTTCATCTTCGTCGAGTTCTTCTTCATCGACAAGATCTTCTTCCTCATCAACTTCTTCCTTTGCCATTGTTGGCATAGGTTCTGCAGCTGCTGCTTTAGCATTAACTACATTTTTTACCTGAGCAAGAGTCGCTCCAGGAGTTTTGAGTGTTGCAGAATCATCGTCTGGACGATAATTTTCTGGGGTAGGTCCACCCAAATCCTCCCAACTACCAGTTTGCCCAGGAATCATGACTCCAGAAGCATTCTGTGCAATTGTGCTCATTGGTTCGGCAGGTGCAGCCCCTTTGGTTACTACGTTTTCCATTTCTTGTAAATTTCTACCAACGGACATTTTGATTGATTGTGTTATAATCTATATTTATTTATAAATTAAAGATTTGAAAGAAATTCTTGGAACAATTCAATCTTATGTTCCTGAAGTCTTTTTTCATCAACTAAGGTATTAATTTTTCTTTGAGTTTGTTCGGCAAGTCTTTCACGAAGAATTCCACCTTCCCAAATCCACTCTTTACCTTCCATAATTCCCTGAACGAATGCATCAGGTGCAGAAGGGTCGGCAACAATATCAGCAGCGGTTGCTAACATGAAATCTTCACCAACAATTTTATGACCTTCATTAGTTACTTTTAATGATCCAACACCGCGAGAAGAAACACCAAGACAAACACCTTCCTTAATTAAAGAAGATGCAATTTTACCCATGGGAGTTTCAAGAATCTGTGCCTTACCGATAAAGTTATTACCATCTCTATAAAGTTCACAAATTTTATGTGAAACTCTATCTAGGTTTACTGTTGGACCATCGGGGTGTCCAAGTTCTCCAAGAGCACGACCTTTTTGTACAAAATTTTCATTATATCTATTTACTTCTCTTTCCATAATTGAAAGAGGGTACATTCTACCATTTCGATTAATTTGTTCTGCCTGTAAGAAAATGCCTTTAATGTAGCATTTTTGGGAAGAACCTTTACCTTCGGTAATAAATTCTACCTTTTGTACTTCTTCTGTGATGAGTTTCATTTTATTCGGAAACTAATTGGACTACTTCTGTAATACTTAAATTTGTTGCACCACTATCAGCAAGAGCAGCAACCTTAACACTTCTTGATACTATTGCTTCTGTGACTGTAATAACTCCAACAACAGATGATGTATCTGCTGATATTGTTAGGGTAGATTCTGTTAAATCTGTGACTAACTGATGGATAGTATTTATTCCAGACGGTTGTGCATTTTCAATTGTTACATAATCTCCAATAATAAAAGGATTGCCAGCATTATTTGGGAATGTAATAACTGTAGACGATCCAGTTGTAATCCCTGCAACCTTTTGCCTAGCAATTCTCTCCTTTAACACTTCATTTCCATATGGTGAAACATAAAATGAATTAGTAGTAACAGTAGGATTTCCCCCTGTTTCGACATAAACTGCAGTCAATCCTGCAGCAACCCGGATATAACCACTTTTCAAAGCAATTGGATCACTAGTTGCAGCAATAGAGACTGTTGGGGAAATTCTATTTACATTTTGAACTACTTTTATTGCCATTATTCATCATCTCCTGTTTGATCACTATTATCAAACATCATTGTTGCAACTTCTGGTCGAATATATTCTATTTTTTCTGCAGATTTTGCATAAAGTAATTGTTTAATCACATCAGAAACATCAGATGGAGATC